ACCCTCCGACGTTGTTGCCCCGACCCAGAGCCAACAGCCGGAATTTGGTTCGGGAAACAATTTTGCGAGCAACCGGACCTCCAGTGGTTCCGGTTTCGCCATTATTCAGTCTCCCCTCTGCGCCCGGCTGGTCGCGGCACGGCGACGACATCGCCGGCCCGCATCATGCGGTGAAAATAGCCGCGCTCGCTGCTGACATCGGCCCCCTCGTCGGGGATCGGCCGCATCGTCCGCGGGTGGCGCACGAGCCGGCCCTCGACCGGCCGCACATAGAGGCGGTCCTCGGCTGGCGCGGGCTGGTCAATGTTTCGTCGTGTCATCATCGCGCGGGACTCCTATTGGCGATGGCGGTGGCGGCTCAACATTGAAGCGGATCCGCTGCTCGATGCGGCCCTCGGGTCCGCTCGGCCATGGTGCGGGTCCGCGCTTGGGGTCATAGATCTGCGACGGCGGCAGTCCGGGGTCGTGCGACTTGATCCAGTCGACGCCCCACGGCGGCGCAATGCCGTCGATGCCCTCGAAGGGCGGTAGCGGCTCGAATTGGTCTTCGGTCTCGCCCTCGAGCTCGGCACCGCAGACGTAGTAATAGCTGCCGAAAGACAAGAGCCAGAACGTGATCGCCCGGTTGATCGCCAGTAATTTCGTGTCGTTGTACCAAAAGTTGCCGTAGCGCTTGTCGGGCGACCAATTGTAAATCGCGCGGAAGACCTCGCGCCTAATGTCGTCGATCTGCTGCGTCGGGTCTTGGCCGCGGATGTCCATGGTCGCTTCGAGCGCGATGATGACACCCCACATCTGCGTCACGCGCTGCTGGTTCTCGTTGGCACCGGGGTCTTGCCGCTCGGCCTGATCGGAGAGGAAACACACAAACGCGGCGGGACACGCGAGCGATTGGTAATCGAAGGCGCGCGAGGCCTCCGCGACGCCGACGACGCGATCGCTAAAGATCGGCAAGGTCGCCCTCGACCGCCGCAGTTTCATGATGATTTCGGCCATCATTGGCGCGGGGTTTCCCGTGAAACCTCAGTTGATCTCGACCGCAGCGGGTGCGGCCCCGGGTTGCCCCGCGGTCGCGACGATCCCGCTGCCGTAAGCGGCACGCAGCAGATCGACGACCATGCCCCGATCGGCAAAGGTCGGCTCGAATGCCGGCCGCGGGTCCATCCGTCGCGTCCCCAGCTCCAGCAGGGCGGCATGCGGGGCGATCGCCGACACGACGAGCGCATAGCCGCGTCGCGAGGCGCGCCCCTGCATCGAGCGGAACAGATTGCCGGTGAAACGCGCGGGCGGCGCCCCAGGTGCCGACGCGGTATAGACGCGCCCCCCTCGGCGATACTGCACGCCCGAGCCCGAGCTGCCGACGACCTGTTTCATGCGGCGCGCCATCGCGCGCGCCCCCTTACCCATCGCCGAGCGCACCTGGCGCCGGTCGAATTGCGTGTAATTCAGCTCAGCGAATCGTATCTGGATCACCGGCCCCGTCCGCGACGGCGACGAGCGCGCCATTGCCCTGCACCGCCGGCAGGCGCGCGACATAGGCCTGCGTCTGCTTGGCGACCTCTTGAATCAGCGGGGCGGCAACCCGGTAAGGCCCCTCGGTCATCAGCGCAATGACTTGGTTCCACTGCACTGCCTGCAGGGTGACAGGAATTGGCGTCGTCGCTTCGATCGTCTGCATTGCTTGCGTGCCGTCCATTTATTGCTCCTCGTCCCAAGGTGACTCTCGGTTGTCCCAATGCGAATGACCCCAATCCCAGATCGAGCGCGGCGGGCGCTGGATGATCTCGGCGTCGCCGAAGGCCTCGACCTCGAGGATCGAGAAGCGGCGCGCATCGTCGGGGTTGATCGACACGATCCGGTATTTCTTCCCGGCGATCTGCAGCATATGGCGCACGGTCAGGTCCTGCCGGAAGCGACAGCGGATCGTATGCGTCCCCCGCGGTCCGGTCGCCTCGTCTATCTGCGCGTCAAACAGGTATTTGTCGCCAACCCGCGCTTTGAGCGAGCACCACAGTCGCGCCACGAGCGTGTAAGTCGGGATCGCTGACGGCCCGCTGGTCTGCGGGCGGTCGACCCAATCATAGAGCTCGGCGAAATTGCGCAGTCGGCCGATCGGCGGCGCTTTGCCCTCGGGCATCAGGCGAACCCCGCTTCGCGGTGCGGCTCGATCAGATCCCGCCAGCCGATCTCGATCAACGGCGTCAGCGTGAATTGTTGCAGCGACTCGCGGTTTTCGTACCAGGTGCCGATCGCCAGCAAGAGCGCGTGGCGCAGTGTCTCGGGAACGTCTGCGGCGGCGGGCCAACCGCAGCGGAATTCGACAGTGACAGCCTGCGGCCGGCGCGACCACAGCATCGGCCAGGTGCCCGAGACCGGATAGATCCGCGCTGGCAGCCGCTCGTCGTGCTCGATCTCAAAACGGCTGAGATCCTGATCCTCGCCGTGCACAGTGAATTTCAACAGCGCGGCAAAGGGCGGCAGCGGTATTTCGAGCGCGTCGTTGATGATCGGCAAGCGGCGCAATGTCATCCGCCATTCCTGCGACATGACGGCGATCGTCGCGTGCTCTTCCAGGGTCGCGGTCGCGGTCGCGATCAGCCGCTCGATCAAGAGTTTCTCCGGGCCGTTCTCGGCGCCGACGTCCAGGCGCAGATGCAGCACCGCCTCGCTCGGCGTGATCGGCTGCGCGGTCGGCCGCCGCGTGCGCACGAGGCGATAGCGCGGCGGCGCAAAGATCGAGCGGTCGAGCTCGCCGACCAGCGGCGGGTTCCAGCCCCAGATGTCGCTCATCGCGGGCGTCTCCCGCCCAGCCCCCGCGTCGCGTTTTCGAGCGCGACAATGCGCGTCTCGTGGTCGGCAATCCGCCCCTCGGCTGTCGTCAGGCGCGTGCCGAGCGCGGCAATGTCGGCGTTCCCCGTACCAATGCGCAGATCGAGGTAGGCTCGATAAATTGCTTGCTGGCCTGTCGGAACCCCTCCGGGTAACACGAGCGGCGCGGTCATCGTGAGCTGGCCGGTCATCGTGTCGCCGGCGAGGTTCACATAACGCGCATCGGCTTCGCCCTCGGTAATGCCGCCGCCCACACCGCCCCCGCCGCCAGTACCGCCCGGCTCCTGCCCGGTCAGAAACAGCGCCCAGGTGCGCGAGTTGGCCCCCGGCACCTCGTCGGTCGGTTCGGTGGCGATCCACAGATGAAACCCGAGCCGCGCGATGTCGCCGCGCTGGTAGCTCGCCCCCGGCTGGTAGACCCCGACGAATTGCATCGCCGAGACGAGGACGGGATCGGTGATCGTGCCGTCATCGAGCACGATGCGCACGAGCCCCGGAAAGCCGTCGACGGGCTCGACCCCGACGATGCCCCGCCCGGTGCGGCCCTGTTCGCCGGGCGGTCCGGTCTGGCCTCGCTCGCCCGGCGGTCCGGTCTCGCCCGGCGGTCCGGTCTCGCCGGGTTCGCCTCGAGGTCCAGGCTCGCCGGTCTCGCCCTGGCGCCCGCGTGCTGAGACGATCGTCCAGTCGGCGCTGTCGGGCCCCTGCCGGGTCGAGCGCAGTGCGCGGAAGGTGACCCCGTCGAGCTCGACCTCGTCCCCCTCGAAATAGGCCCCCGGTACCCACGGTCCACGGTGCAGCGGGATCGGCAGCACAAAGTCGAAATCGTATTCGGCACCCGAGGCGAGCGTCACGATGATGCCGATCGCCCGCGGATCGCCCTGCACGCGGTAATGCCGCATCATGCGGATCCCGTCGGCAAGCAGCAGCCACTCGCCGATGCGGCCCGGCGGTCGCGCGCTGGTCCGGTTACGCGCCTGCCACAGCCCGCCCCCGTAATAGGTGACGGCCCCCTCCTCGAAGATGTCGCCCTCGCGCCAGTGCCGCGCCCGCGCCCCCAGGTCGACGGGCGGGCTCGCCAACGGCCCGTTGCCGCGGCGGCGCTCGACCTCCTCGAAAATGCGGGTGACAGCGCTCTCGATCAGCGCGGCATTGTCCATCAGCGCGGCCCCATGTCGGCGATCAAAATTTGCGAGCGCCCAGCACCACCCGCAGGGCCAATCGCGGAGTATGCAATGTTATTGAGCGATGCGAGCTGGATTGTAAGCGCGGGAGAGGTCCCCGCAACGTCGACATAGAGCTCGGCAGTGAAGCCGTTGCTGGGATTGCCGCCGGTGTTCCCGTAGAGAAAGGCGCGTCGCTCGACGTTGTCCAAGGTGCAGCGCACGCCGGCAAAGGCGATCGTGGTTTGGGCGAGGGCGGTATTGATCGAAATGCTGATCAGCACCCGCGAATTGCCACCGCGCGGGATCGAATAGTTGCCCTCCCAATAGAGCGTCCAGTTGTTGATGCCCGGGGCGACGTCCAGCGCGTCTGGCTCGACGCGCAGCGTCGGCGCCCGGTCGACGACATCGTCCTCGGTCAGCAGCCGCCGGCGCGCGCTGCCGTCCGCCGCCGCCGCCTCGGTCCATAGAACGGCCTGGGCGACAGCGCGCCGCAAGATCAGGCCGTCATCCGGTGACCAGTAAATAATCGGGCCAGTCGGCGCGCCGACATCCGTAGGCGCCGACCAAACGACGCCCGAACCCGCGCGATCAAAGACGAGCGATCCCGTCATCCGGTTTGTGCCGGCGAGCAGCAGATAGCGTGCATCGAGCTCGGGAAGACCGGGAATACCGGCTACCAGGCCGTCGACATAGGCTTTGTTTGCCGGTTCGTCATTGATCGCAGGTAGCATCAGGCCAAACACGCGGTTGCTGTTCATGTTGAGGGTGCCGGTCATCGCGCCCCCGCTTAACCGCAGAAAGCCGTCGTCGACATAGCCCCTGGTCGCGGCTTCATTGGCGACGGTCGGCGCCGGCAACCCGATCAATCGCTGACCAGTCATGTTGATCGTCACCTTCGGGAAAATTGCCTGCGGCGCTGGGCCGCCCCAACTCATTATCAACCCGCCGCCGACATTGAGCTGCACCAAGCTGTTGGCGCCCATCGTGCGTAAAAAACCAGTCGAGTTGTCGCCGATGATCAGCGCCGGTATCACAGCACTGCCGCCGTTGAATGGCAGCTCTAGCGCCGCCCTCATCTGCTGAATGTCGGTCGTGCTCTTGTTGACATAGTGGGTCATCATCTCGGTGACGATCGCCATGCCGACGCTGTCGACATAGGCTTTGGCGGCTGCCTCATCGTCGTCGAACGGAATCGGGCTGATCCCGCGGATACGCCACCCGGCCATCTCGATCGGCCCCGCCATCGTTCCGCCGCGCAATGGCAGATAGTCGCCGAGCTGGTCGCCGAGCGCGGTGAGATCAGCGAGCCTAGCGGCGTCGCCAGGCAGCAGCGGCGCGGCGAGCGCGCGCACCCGGAACCCGGTCAGCATGTCGATATCGGCGGCGCATTGCACGACCGGTCCGGTCACTGGTCGATCCCACTGCATTATCGCGTTGCCGCCAATGACGATTTGGATCGCACTGGTCACCCGCCCAAAGCCATACCCGACGGGGTCGAGTGTGGCGGTGCCCAAACCCAGCACGAAACTGCCGATCCCCGGTCTGATATTCAGCACCCCGGTCATTGTGTCGCCGGCCTTCAGCACATAGTCGCTGAGATCGACCCCGATCTGCGCGTCGACATAGGCCTTGGTCGCGGCGTCGCGCGGATCGGTCGGTTCGGCGCGCAACGCCAAATGTGGCTGCGCTTCGTTGGAGTTGCTGCGCAGCACGAAGGCACTTTGCAGCCCGCCCCGGTGCCGCGTCAGAAAATTGAGCTCGGCTTCGTTCTCGTCGGCGCCGCTGACGCCGACAAAGAGCTCTAACTGCGCGCCGATCGCGCCGTTATTCATCGCGAATTGCAGCGACGAGGGCGACAGACCCGGTCCGGGGATCGATTGCCGCAATTGCAGCGGTCCGGTCATGACGCCGCCGGGATCACCGCCGATCTTGCGCACATAGCGCAGATCGAGCTCGGGCAGGCCCGGTCCGCCCCCTGGCCCCTGGCCGGCGCCGCCGCCGGTACCGCTGGGATCGACCCCGGTCAGAAACAGCGCCCACACCGTCGAATTCGCGGTCGGCACCTCCTCGGTCAGCTCGGTCGCGATCCACAGGTGATAGCCAAAGCGGACGATGTCGCCGCGCGCATAGGTCTCGCCCGGCTGGTAGACGCCGACAAAGCGCATCTCGCCGAGCGCGATCGGGTCGCTGATCACCCCGTCGTCAAAGACGATGCGCACGAGCCCGAGGCGATCGGGCACTGCCTCGATGCGGCGAATGCCGACACCTCGAGGTCCGGGCAGCCCCGTCTCGCCCGGCGGGCCGATCTCGCCGCGCGGTCCGGGCGGCCCCTCGATACCGCGATCCCCCGTCTCGCCCTTCTCGCCTCGAGGACCGCGCTCGCCCGGCAGGCCAGGCGGTCCGGCTGGCCCGTCGTCGCCTTGCCGGCCGCGCGCTGAGACGAGCCGCCAGCCCTCATAGGGCGGACGCCCCGGCCCGTCTTGCAGCGCGCGATAGGTGGCGCCGGCGTGCTCGACCTCGTCGCCGGCGACGTAATAGGTCTCCGTTTCCCACTGCCCTTGATGCAATGGCAGCGGCAGGCGGAATTTCAGATCGATGTCGCGCCCGGAGCTCAGCCCGACGACGATGCGATGCAGTCGCGGGTCGAGCTCCTCGGCGTAGGCGTGCACGTTGCGGATGCCATCGGTCAGGCACAGCCAATCGGCACCCTCGCCCGGCGGCTGGCGGGTCTCGCACTGCGCCTGCCACAGCCCGCCCTTCCAGTGCACGACGAGACCACGCTCGTGCGCGACGCCGAGGCGATAGGTGTGCGCGCGGGCGCTGAAATCCGCCGGCCGGCGCGGCGGTGCCAGCCGATCGGCAACCGAGCGGATGATCACGTCAAGATCATCAGGCATCAGTCGTCGGGCGAGCTCGCGAGGCGGCTTCGAGCTGTTGAATGCGCGCGGTCAAAGCGGCGATTGTCGGATCGTCGGCAGCACTCACCCAGCCGGTCTGCCCGGTGCCCGCATTGGTCATGGCGAGCCACTGGCCGGCAGTGCCGCGATTGT